GACAATCAGACACTCGAAGAAAAGTATGATGAATACTATGGCAAAAAGAAGCAAGACTCTAGCAGGAGCCGGGCTCACTCTCGAAGAGATTGAACCGCTGACTAAGAACCAAGTACGAGCATTTGAAAGTCAACAAAATCTTGTACTACACGGAGTAGCTGGGACTGGAAAGACTTTTATCTCATGTTACCTTGCATTTGACGACATGATAAAAGGCACTTATGAAAAGCTGATTATCATTCGGAGTGCAGTATCAACGAGAGATATTGGATTTCTTCCAGGAACTGAAAAGGAGAAAGCCTCAGTTTACGAAGAGCCCTATAAAGACATTTGTATTGAACTTTTTGGACGCGGAGACGCTTACGAAGTAGTAAAAAATAAAAGTCTAGTGCATTTTATGACAACTTCTTATGTACGAGGAGTAACTCTACGAAATGCAGTAGTCATTATTGATGAATGTCAAAATATGTCTTTTCATGAGCTAGACTCAATTATTACCCGAGTCGGAGAAGGTTGTAGAGTCATCTTTTGCGGCGATTTTAGGCAGTCTGATTTGCCGAAGAATGGTCTAAAAGACTTTATTCGTATTGTCAAAGTCATGGATGAATTTGACTTTATTGATTTTGAAATCAAAGACATTGTACGAAGTGATTTCGTTAGAAACTATATTACGGCTAAAACGACATTGGGCTTATGAAAGCAGTTATAAGTAACAGAATCTATTTGGAAGTGACGCAGGAGTATAAGGACTTTCTTGCAAAAGAATTGACTTATACAATTCCTTCGTATAATCCACATGATCCGCCTGTAGTCATTAAGAATATGTCGCGGATTCGTGAGAATCTTGTTACTATTCCAATTGGAAGAACTGATCTCATACCCGAAGATTATGAAGTTGTCGATAAGCGTATTTATGTGCCTGCTGACTTTCCTGAGTTTAAGTTTCCACTCCGTGAAAGTCAGCAGGTGGTTTATGACGAAATCAAAGACAATGCTATAATTAACGCTTGGGTTAGCTGGGGAAAGACTTTTACAGGTCTTGCTATCGCTGGTAAACTAAGACAAAAAACTCTGGTTATAACCCATACTGTTCCTCTACGAAATCAGTGGGCAAAAGAAGTAGAAAAAGTCTATGGATTTACGCCTGGAATTATTGGTAGTGGGAAGTTTGATCTTGACAGTCCTATCGTGATTGGCAATACTCAGACTCTTTACCGTAATATTCCAAAAGTACGCCAAGAGTTTGGGACTATCATACTGGATGAAATGCATCATGTATCTAGTCCCACTTTTTCTAAAGTTATAGATACAAATTACTGTAGATATAAGATTGGCCTCTCTGGCACTATTGAAAGAAAAGACGGCAAACACGTCGTGTTTAAAGATTACTTTGGCAGTAAAATCTTTAAACCACCAAAAGAAAACTTTATGGTGCCGACGGTTGACATTGTGAAGTCAGAAATTCGATTCATGGATGGAAATCGTATTCCGTGGGCAAACCGCGCCGCAAGAGGGCACAAAGTCTTGGTGGTAAGCGATCGAGTTCACTTTTTAAAGAGCTGCGCCGAACTGGCTGGTGAGAATGCAATTTGTGTTACGGGTGAGGTTTCGCATGAGGATAGGGAAACACTCATAAATGAAGTTAAGTCTGGGCGAAAAGATATATTATTTGGAACACAGGCAATCTTTTCTGAAGGAATTTCAGTAAACAACCTAAGTTGCTTAATACTTGGAACGCCTGTAAACAATGAGCCCTTACTCACACAGCTAATCGGAAGAATTATTCGTAAAGAAGAAGGAAAGCGTGACCCTGTTATCGTAGATATTCATTTAAAAGGAAATACTGCGAGAAAGCAAGCTTCTAACCGCATTGGTCATTATATGAAGCAAGGCTATAAAATACGTGAACTTTAAAAAAATAATTCTTGACAAATGTTGCAAAGTGTAGTATAATTATGATCTTATATAACTGGGACAAAATCTACGACGAAGCAAAGGGTAGCGTTATTGAATGCGTTGTTATTTTTCGTATGCTCGTAGAAGGACAGATTCCTAGAAATAAGTACGATAAAATTTATAAGTATGCTGATAAAAACTTTAAAGGCGAAAGCTGGATGCTACATCCAGATGTCCTTCTCTACAATGCTTATCAGTATGATTATAGAGAGCTTGCAGAATATATCGGGCTTTGTGCTTTGAGACCTTTTGCAAATTATGTAGCACACCGGGACACAACATTGTCATTACTTGCAATGCCCGGAAACGCAGACTATATTATTGACAACAACAGGCTACTTCAACTAGACGAAAGCGGACAAGTTCACTTTCTTTATGAAGAAGTCAATCCAAAGGAGATACATTAATGGCTATTTCATTCAACAAATCCAGCGGCGGTGCAAAGAAGTCCAGCATTTCCACTTTTCAATATCGTGACGGCGACAACAGCGTTCGCCTCGTAGGCGATCTTCTTGCTCGGTATGTGTACTGGCTCGAAGGTGAAAACGGCAAGCAACTTCCGTTTGAGTGCCTTTCTTTTGACCGTAACGAAGAGCGGTTCAACAACAAAGAAAAAGACTGGGTTCGTGAGTACTACCCTGATCTGAAGTGTGGCTGGAGCTATGCAATGCAGTGTATTGATAATGGCGACGTCAAAGTTATCAATCTGAAGAAGAAGCTCTTTGAGCAGATTCTGACTGCTGCTGAAGACCTGGGTGACCCCACTGATCCTGATACTGGCTGGGATGTAAAGTTCAAGCGTGTCAAGACTGGTCCGCTGCCCTACAATGTTGAATACCAACTTCAAGTTCTGAAGTGCAAGCCGCGTCCTCTGAGTGATGAAGAGCGTGCAGCAATTGCTGATCTCAAGTCTATGGACGATGTGATGCCCCGTCCGACTCCTGATGCTCAAAAAGAGCTTCTTGACCGTATTCGCGACAATGTTAGTGGTACGGAAGAAATCGACGAAACTCTGGAAGATGAGTTCAAAATCGGATGATTTTATAATATGCATATCATCGGAGGTGACTTATTTGACCGTTTGCCGAACATGGAAGAATTGGAACTTTACTTCTCGTTTATTCGGGAAGTAAAGATTCCAACCATCATCTACGATGGTAACCATGAAGCTACAAAAAAGAATAGGACATTCTTCTCTCAACTAAAGCGGGTAAGTCGAGATATTAACCCGCTCGTAAATGTAGTTGATATTTCATATATTGACAAAGACATTGGTTTTGGAATTTTACCCTACTGTGAGCTACATCGATCCAATAGTATTGAAGCATTTGACCCGTCAATGCCGCTCTTTACCCACGTTCGAGGAGAGATTCCGCCGCACGTTAAACCAGAGATCGACTTGGACCGTTTTAGTCCATTTCCTGTTGTGTTTGCCGGCGATCTTCATGCTCATAGCAATACTCAACGGAATATTGTTTACCCTGGGAGTCCTATGACGACTTCCTTTCATCGTAACGAAGTCTCAACGGGTGCGCTACTGATCGCAGAAAATACTTGGGACTGGATGTGGGAACCGTTTGAATTGCCTCAGCTTCTTCGGAAAACAGTACAAGATCCTGCGGACATGGTTCCTACAGAGTATCACCATACAATCTATGAGATCGAAGGCGATATTCAAGAGCTTGCAGCAATAGAAAATTCTGATCTTCTGGATAAGAAAGTCGTAAAGCGAAGTACAGAAACAACTCTCGTTATGGATAAAGATATGACGATTGATGAAGAACTCGTAGAATACCTCAAGTATGTTCTAGAGTTACCAGAAGAAAGAATCCCTGAAATACTAGGAACTTATAATGATTACGCTCAAAAAGCTCAAGTGGAGTAATTGCTTTAGTTACGGAGAAAATAACGAGCTATCACTAGATGCCACAACAGTCACACAGATTATTGGCACAAACGGTATGGGCAAATCGTCCATACCGTTAATTATTGAGGAAGCTCTTTATAATAAGAACTCCAAGGGAATCAAAAAAGCAGATATTCCCAACCGTTATGTAAACAAAGGCTACAACATTTATCTCTCATTCGATAAAGACGGTAGCAGCTACGAAATTACAATTGATCGAAAAACAAATATCAAGGTTAAACTTGAAAAAGATGGCGAAGATATTTCTAGCCACACAGCTACAAATACTTACAAGACCATTCAAGAAATCGTTGGAATTGATTTCAAAACATTTGCACAGCTTGTTTATCAAAGTACAAATGGAAGCCTTCAGTTTCTAACTGCAACAGACACAAATCGGAAAAAGTTCCTGATAGATCTACTGCATTTAGACGAGTATGTTCAGCTTTTTGAAGTATTCAAGCAAGCAGCAAAAGAAAGTAGCAGTAAAATGACGGAAATCAATGCGCAGATAGCCACAATTGAAAATTGGCTCTCTCGCAACAAATTAGAGAGTACGGAAGTACTGCCACTGTTAGAAATTGATATTGACACGGAAGATGATGAAAAACTATTCCGTTCTTTATCAATTGAAATTGAAAATATCTCTGAAAAAAATAAAAAGATTTTTCAAAATAATGAGTACAAAAAGCTGCTAAACAAAGTAAATCTAGCTGAAGTAGAAAAGATTGAAGCAACAGAAAAACTGTCCTATGATAAGTACCAAAAGGAGTTAGGACAGCTTGAAGCAGCCGTAGCGGGGTCTCAGCGAATGCTAGCCAAGCTACAAAAACTTGGCGATCACTGTCCTACTTGTGAACAACCTGTTGACAGTGGTTTTAAAGAGAATCTCATTTCTGAGGAGCAGTCCAGGATTCAAGAGCTGGAAGCAAGTATAGAGAACAACAATAATGAAATTGAGAGAATCAAAAGGAACAACCGAGACTTTGAGCTTAAGCGACAAACTCAAAAAGAGTGGGAAGACCTTTATCGCTCTGTTGACCAATCTTTACCTGCGGTACCTTTGGACGAAGAAGAGCTTAGCTCCCGCCTTACTGACGTTTCGGATCGCTTACGACAAGCAAAGAAGCGCTTGGCAACTATCTCAACTGAGAACGAACGCAGGACCAAACAAAATACAAAAATAGAAATTATTCAGTCTCAAACTGATGAATTTCTAGAAAATCTTTCCAAAGCTCAAGAGTTAATGAATGAGTATAGAATACTTGATTCAAACCTTGAAGTACTGAAGAAAGCATTTAGTACGAACGGCCTTCTTGCTTATAAGATTGAAAACCTTGTAAAAGAACTGGAAGAGCTTGCAAATCAGTATCTTGCAGAACTTTCAGACGGGCGTTTTACCCTTCAGTTTCTTGTAACAAACGATAAACTGAACGTACAGATTACAGACAATGAAAACATTGTAGATATTCTTGCACTTTCTTCTGGAGAGCTTGCAAGAGTAAATACAGCTACTCTTATTGCAATTCGTAAGCTAATGAGTAGTATTTCAAAGTCAAGAATCAATGTGCTTTTTCTTGATGAAGTCATCAATGTTCTTGACGAAAACGGTCGAGAGAAGCTAGTAGAAGTTCTACTCGGAGAAGATTTAAATACTTACATTGTAAGTCATGGCTGGACTCACCCTCTGCTTGCAAAAGTAGAAGTAGTAAAGAAAGGCAACGTCAGCATATTGGAGACATAAGATGGTAAAAGCGTCCTTGCTAGATAAAATGAGTGCATACCTTTCAGGAAAAATTGCATATCATGAAGCAAACCTAGAAGTATACTTTAATAATCCCGCAGGTATTGGTGAACATCCAGATATTCTGCAAGCAATTGAAAGCGAGCTAGGTAAACTGGCCGAGTATCAAGAGAAGCTAGTAACTCTTGAGAATTTACAAGTGACAGAATGGTAGATAGCAGAGCAAAGGGGGCTCGAGGGGAATACCTAGTCCGAGATATGTTAAGGCAGTTTACAGATTTACAATTTGAGCGCGTTCCGGCTTCGGGCGCGCTTGAATATCTAAAAGGAGATTTGTATGTACCTCATGCAAAAAACCTTTTTTGTATTGAAGTAAAGAATTATGCGGACTCTCCGCTCTCTGACAGGCTTTTTACACAAGAAAAAACAAATAATTTGATTCGTTGGTGGAAGAAGCTAATTATTCAAGCAGAGGGCGGCAACCAAGAGCCTCTTCTATTTTTTAAGTACGACAGGTCAAAGACCTTTGTAGTTACAGAACGGCAGCCAAAAACAGTAAAATATATGTATATTTCATGGCTAGAGTGTTACGTTGCTTTAGCCGAAGATTGGTTAGAAAACGAAGAAGTGAAGTTTACTGATGGCATTTAATTTTTCAGACAAGCTGATTAATGAGAACCCAAACTGCACTCTTATCGTAGATGCTCTGAATCTCGCCTTTCGGTGGAAACATCAAGGGCGTTCAGACTTTCGATATGAGTATCAACAGACTGTTCAGAGCCTTGCACGGTCTTATGATTGTAAAAAAGTGATTATCGCAGCAGACTGGGGCTCTTCATCATATCGAAAAGAGTTAGACCCAGAATATAAACAGAATCGAAAAGAAAAGTTTGCAGAACAAAGCGAAGAAGAACGAATTGCATTTGAAGAGTTCTTTGAAGAGTTTGAAGCAACACTTGAATTACTGGAAGAAGATTACACAGTATTTCGATTCAAGGGTGTAGAGGCAGACGATATTGCTGCACACCTAGTACGATATAGAACGGAGTATGAGTTAGACTATATTTGGTTGATTTCAAGTGACCGAGACTGGGATCTTTTAATTCAGGAAAATGTTGGGCGCTTTTCTTATGTAACGAGGAAGGAAGTTACATTAGAAAACTGGAATGAGCACTATGAAGTTACTCCTGAAGAGTATATTTCTCTCAAGTGCCTCACCGGCGATAAAGGCGACAATGTTCCTGGTATTCCTGGTATTGGCCCGAAACGAGCAGTTGGTCTTATTAAAGAGTATGGCGATGCACTGAGTATTTACGATGCTACACCTATTGAAAGCAGATACAAATACATTCAGGCTTTGAATGAAAACTCTGAACAAATACTTAAAAATTATGAATTAATGGATTTAATCACATACTGTGATGATGCAATAGGAGCTGAGAATATCTCGGCTATTCGGAGTACACTAAATGCAACTGAGTTATAATCGAGATAAGTATTTATCTGAATTTAGCTTTAAAACGCTACAAGACCGTTATTTAATTGAAGGGGAAAATTCTCCTCAAGATGCCTTTGCTCGTGCTGCTATGTCTTTTGCAGATGATGAAGCCCATGCTCAACGTCTGTATGACTATGCTAGCCAGCTCTGGTTTATGTTCTCTACTCCTATTCTTTCCAATGGTGGAACAAAGCGCGGTCTGCCGATCAGTTGCTTTTTGAACTATGCTGATGATAGCCGTACTGGTATCACTGACCACTATGTAGAGAATGCTTTTCTTTCCTCCGTTGGTGGAGGCATTGGTGGGTGCTGGAGCGGGGTTCGGAGTGTTGGCTCGAAAACGAGCAATGGCTCCGAAAGTACGGGTGTGATTCCCTTTATGAAAGTTGTGGATGCTGAGATGCTGGCGTTTTCTCAAGGTGTGACTCGTCGTGGTAGCTATGCAGCTTATCTCGATATGTCTCACCCGGAGATTGAAGAGTTTCTTGATGTGCGAAAGCCGACCGGGGGCGACGTAAACCGTAAGTCTGTAAACCTACATCATGGTGTAGTGGTTTCTGACAAGTTTATGGAAATTATTGAAGGCGCTACCAAGTACGAAAACTTCGATGATTCTTGG